TTCTACGATCAGCTGACGCATCGCCTGATGACCATTCAGCAGGCGATGCGTCAGCTGATCGTAGAAGGGCTGGTCTATACCCGGCAGGGACAGGGCACGTTTATCCGCAAAAATTTCCTCCAGCTTTCTCAGTGGGATCTCTCCGGCAGCGACTACTTTGGGGCGACCAAAACCTGGGAACATTTAGGCACGGTGACGAGCCAGGTGGTGCACTTCGAACTTCGCTTCCCGAACGAGAAAGAGCAGGCCTCGCTGATGATAAATCCGGATACGCCGATCTATGACTTCATCCGTCTGCGTTTACTCAACGGTGAGCCAATGTCCCTGGACGCCACGGTGATGCCGCTCAATCTGGTGCCCGGGCTGAACAAAACCCATCTTGAAAGTTCGGTATTCCGGTATGTGCAGGAGATGCTGGGGCTGAAGATCATGGGATCGTATCGTGTGGTGCGGGCGCTGAAGCCCAGTGCGCTGGATATGCAGCATCTGGTCTGTGAGCCAACCGACCCGGTGCTGGAGGTGGAGCAGGTGATCTATCTGGAAGATGGTACGCCGCTGGAGTACGCCCATTGTCACTATCGCTATGACCATGGCGGCATCGTAATTGTGAATAACGGATAAAAAAAAGCGGGCCTCGAGGCCCGCTTTGTTCGTGCTCGCGATTAGTTCAAACGCACCGGCATACCGGAACGGTTCTGAATCGCCTGGTCAACGATGGTCGTGTCAACATCCGCCTGAGAGGTAACGGACTGCACCGCGCTGGTCAGCTTAATCGGTACGATTTCGTTGTTGTTGATCTGATCTTCGCTGGTGGACAGCGGGTTATGCACTTCAATGTAACGGCTGCCGTCCGGCTCTGACGTCGCTTTCACCGGTTCGTTAATGAACTGCACGCGCGTACCGACCGGCACGTTATCGAACAGGAATTTGATGTCTTCATTACGCAGACGCACGCAGCCGTGGCTTACGCGCAGGCCGATACCGAAGTTGGCGTTAGTACCGTGAATGGCATACAGACGTCCAATGTACAGCGCGTACAGACCCATCGGGTTATCCGGGCCGGCAGGCACAACGGCTGGCAGCGGTTCGCCGGCAGCAATGTACTCAGCGTGCATTTTGGCGGTCGGCGTCCAGGTTGGGCCCGCTTTCTTACGCTCCACTTTGGTGGTCCAGTTCAGCGGGGTGTCTTTACCCAGCTGACCGATACCGATAGGCAGCACGATCACGGTGTTGGTGCCTTTCGGGTAGTAATACAGACGCATTTCGGCGCTGTTAATCACGATACCTTCGTGCACGGTATCCGGCAGGATCAGCTGCTGTGGAATGTTGAGTACGGTACCCGCTTTCGGCAGATACGGGTCAACGCCCGGGTTCGCTTCCAGCATGTTAGACAGGCCGAGCTGATACTGCGCCGCGAAGTATTCCAGCGGCTGAGTGTTACCTTCCGGAACCGTCACCACCTGGTTTTCACCCACCAGACGGCTTCCGTCTGTCGGCAGGGGATACGTCACCGCAGACGCGGTCTTACAAAAACCTACTACGGCTAACGCCGCCGCAAAAAGCGTTGTTAATTTCATGTTCATGTTATGCGAGGTATCTAAGCCATTCTGGCGATGAGTTGAGAAGTCTGAATCTGTAATGGGAGCGCATTATATGTGCATTCCCGTTAACTGGGAATTCAGATGTGTACGAAATCACATTTTTTTCGATTTTGTTAAAGTTTAGTGGATTGCCGCAACACAGGATCTCAATTCGGAATTGTGGCATAATGCCGCGTTTATCACACTTTTCGCAGGAATCTCTCCGTGTTAGTTACCAGCAACGTCACTATGAAGTTTCATAGCGACAAAATCAAGACCATAAAAAGGGAGCGAAAGCTCCCTTTGATGTATCACAGTTTGCGTCTGTTCTGGTCTTGAACAATAGACGAAATTGTTTTTTGCTGTTTCTTCAATTGTTCAGCGAACCATTTCTGATCGGTAACGTTGCCATTGATATGAATACTAGCGTCAATTGTCTGTTGACCTCCCGTATCCTTGTTATTATCCAAGAAATCTTTTAGATCACCGTTGGTTCTCTGATCCACAACACGCTCACCACCATCAAGCAGCCATGTTCCTTCGCGAGGAACTTCACTCAGACCATCGTGAGCCATACCTGTTAATCCAACAGATTTCATCTGCATGACTTGTCCGATAACTTGAGCATAAGACGAAGCAGCCAGAGCGTAACCAAGAGGTCCTGGATACTTAGCCATTGCAGTAGTCGCAGACTCATAAGCGTTTAACATACCGGTTGCAATAGACGTTCCTTTAGCTACTGCGAATGCAGCTTGAGCAGCTTTACTATTTTCACCAGCGATGCCACTGATAACACCTGACATACCTTGTGCGAATCCATCATACATCTGCATTTTGGTTTGAATTTCTGCCAGAGCGATAGCTTTTGATTTAACTGAATAAGCCTTATCAAGAGTTTCTTTCTGTTTCAAAAATTCTTCATGACTGATTAATCCTGCATCGTACATCTGTTGGTTCTGTTCTTTGTAACGTGCAATCTGTTCTTCCAATTGCTGTTCTCTTAGAGCCATCATCTGTTCATCAGTCGCAAAACCTAAAGCGTCAAGATTCTTGGTATTAACTGAGTTTGCATCGATATCCTGAATTACAGACATTTTCGATTGATGATCCTGTTCAATCGCTTCTAACTGACTGTTATATTCTTGAGTGCTTACAAGACCCTGTTTCTGTTTTGCATAAAGCTGTTCTAACTGCATCTGATATGCTTGTTCAACGCCTTGCGCAATTTCACCGATATCATCAGGATTCATAGTCAACTGGTCTTTAAATTCTTTAGAAGAATTTGCCATTAGTTGATTACGTCTTGCTGTTGCTTGTTCAAGAGAGATAATTCCCTTAGATTGAAGCTTATCGATATTCGCAAGCGTCTGTTGCATCTGATTCATCTGTGAAGCAACACCACGAGCGCCCTGTGAGATAATAGCAATATCAGTTTGTGTCATAGTCTGGAGATAACTAGCACGCTCGGACATCATCTTATCGTATGCAGCCTTAGCTTTTGCTGCGGCTTGTTCTTGTTCTCTTGCAGCTTTATCGGCAGCGGTCTTAGCATCCTCAGCAGCTTTTTTATCTTGCTTTTCTTTTAAGTCTTTAAGATTTTTTGTCTGTTGTTCGGCATCATCAACAGCTTTCTTAATATCTTTGTTTAATCCGTCAGCTTGAGCTTTTAATTGTGCAAGTTGAGCTTTTGCGGAAGTTGAATATCGAGGATCATCTTGAGGAATTCCATCAACATAACGGTTAAATTTAGCAAGAGGAGTATCACCATCATACCAGAAATGTTTCAGAGCATCCCAAATATCAGCTTCGGTCCAATCTCTGTTTGCAATTTCCCAAAGTTCGTTAAGTTCACTAACAAGAGGTGTAACACCTTCAACAATTAAAGTATCAACATTGCTAGAAAGTGTTTTAACATTTCTATCGAATTCGGCATATTTCTCGGCCATTTCGGATGTGATACCAGCGCCTTGACTGTTAATAGCATTCAGAGCTTCTTGTGATGAACCGTATTGTTCTAATGTTGTGATAAGATGTGAAGCATCCGACGCCATAGTTTCCATAACGTTTGTTATTTCAGCTTTGGATTTTCCTGCTTGTTGCATCTTATAGTAAACATCGATAACAGCTTTAATACCGCCTTCAGCATCACTTGAATATTTTGCTAATGTTTCAAGACCGATTCCCCATTCTTTCAGATCGTCAGCAACACCACCGCCTGCATTTCGAAGAGAATCGCCAATATGGTCAAGTGCATCTTTGTTAATATCTCCAAACTTCTCAACTTCCATTCCTGTTGCTTTAAATTCTTTTTGAAGTTTTTGAAGCATCTCAATAGAAACACCAGTGTTTGTGCTGATTTCATTAAGAGTGTTAACAGTTGATGAGGCTTTATTAATTGCAGCAAGACCAGCGCCAGCAGCAAGTCCGGCAAGTCCTAGTCCTCTCAGAGCAGGCGACATCGTGTTAATCGTGTTCAATCCGCCTCTGAGATTATTCAAGGGTCCTGTAAGATTACTGAACAGACCGTTTGCTACGGAATCCAGTTTGTTCAGTTCGTCCATTGATTTATTAACCGCTGTTGATAGACCCTTATTATCAGCGTTAATCGTTACGTCATATCTTGAATTAGCCATTTTGTTTTGTTCTCTTTTTCGCCTTCGCGATTAATTTCGGATCATACATCGATAATATTTTTTCTCGATTGGCTTCTTCGGCTTCTTTACGTTCTTGTTCGATTTCTTCGTTAGACTTGAAAACTTTTTCTTTAATCATATAGAAATCTTTCATGTTCAGTTTCTTTCTGCCGTCCGAAGTAAGATTCGGATTATTAGCAAAAATTGTGTGAGTCAGACGAGCTTGATAAAAATCATTCAGAATAGGACTCTGAGGCTCAATATACGTATCGAAAAACCAAAGTTCATAGAATTCTCGTAAAGACAAATCTTTAATTTCTTGAGGAGATAATCCCCTGCGAAGAATTGCTCTTAACTGAAATGTCTTATACGGATTCTGCCTTATTTCTTTTCTGTTTCTTCTGCGGTCAGTTGAGTAAAGCTAACCTTTGAAATCAGAGCGGTCAGAGCAAAACGAACGTTTGTATAAAGACTCTGAACTTGTTTGATATCTGTGAAAACTGGTTCACCTGATTCATTTTCAATGCAGCGTAGAATCATCTGATCATCTTTATCAGATTCTTTTTCATTTGATGCGAAATACATACCGTATTCGAGAACAGACATAGGACGAGCATAGAATTTAAAACCTTTCAGTTCTACGTGTTCACGCTTTGCAGTTAAAGCGCCAAGCATATTTTCAATATTCATTTGTATACCTTTAGAATTAGTGAGTGTTAACGTTATTTATAAACCAAAAAAGGACCCCTTGCGGAGTCCTTAGATGAATTGAAAAGCATAGCCTAACATACGATGTCCTTTGTGCATAAATTCGAAGTTCATGAAACATTGGGCTGTATCTTCTAAGAATGGTCCTTGAATGCTGACTTTCTGCTTTTCTTTGAAGTGATGAACTGGCTTAATTTTGCGAGTTGATAGAATGAAAACTTGATTTTCATTCAGAAGTTTCTTTTTAAAACGTTTCTCTTTGATATCTTCAACGTTGTACGGCACAGTCATAGATTCAGTGTGTTTTCCGTTGATAAAAATGCTCTTGAGTTCTTCAACGCTGTAATAATCGAATTCCATTGTTTTCTCCTTTTCTTATATTTAGCGTTTCAGTTTCGCAACACGTAGAACGTTTTTGTGAATATCATCAGAGATTTTTGTCCATGAACCAATAGTTTTCTTACGGGTTTGATGACGCTTAAAGATAGCGATAACACGTTTATTCTGTTGTTTAACATTCGTTTTGATAAGAATCGTTCTTGTTTTACCATCTTTGTTCTGTTTAACAGATTCGAGATTTCGACGAGTCTTTAATCCGGGAATGTTACCGAATTGGTTTTTCGAACCTCTAACACCAGTTGGAACATACTTATTGAATGCTTTGTTATCGTCGATAAGCTGACCTAGATATTCAGCTTGAGTATCTTTGATAAAAATTCTGTTTTCTGTGCCTGTTTTGGTGACTTTGAATTTAAATCCGACAGCGTTCTTGGTGAAGTTAACAGCACCTTCAACATCTCTATTAATCTTTCGCTGTAACTCGACCGAAGCGAGCTTAGACGCTTTAGTTACTCGTTTTGAGAACTGATCAGATTCTTTAATTTTCCATTTGTCGAGGTCTTTTTTAACTCCACCAAGTTTTGCCATTAGTTTGTTCCTATGAGTAATAATGAGCCTATTGTTCTGGCGTGTTCCTCTGTGATAAGCACCATTTTCGGAGCTTGAATATCAAAAGTCACGAGAATTGGAACCAGAACAGTGTTGTAAGTCAGAGTAAGAAGAAATAAAATTATCAAATACTCTTTTGGCTTATTAGCGAGCTTTTTCATTACCTGTAGAAACTTTTCGAATTTCGTCGGTTTCATAGGTCGCCTTTATATGTTTGTTATAGAGAATTTCGAGTTCTTTCTTTTGTTTCTTTTCTGTGTTGTAACCTCTCAGTGTTTGCTTCATCTCAGTAAGCGATTTTCTTTTGAATTGCTTCTTCAAATCTGTTATTAACTGTGGATGTGTAGGATTCATGCTGTAATCTTTTTCGAGATACAGAACAAGATTTTTCAAGAACGTAAGGTAATCAATTTTTCCATCAAGACCAGAGCGTTTAAATTGATGTTTGATTCGTCCTTCAAGAACGTTTGCTTGAGCGATTAATAAACCTCTGCAACGTCCTGCGTTAGGACCTTCAAGTATATGGTCGTGGTCAAGATGGGCTTTATTGACGTCCTCGATCTTTAATTGCGATAAAGGACAAACTCCTTTCTGCTTCTTGAAAAGTTCTTGTTTATATTTTGGTATATCTTTGCGTTTCACTTATCGATCCGCTTTCATCTCACGAATTTTATCTTCAAGCTTTCTCATTTCTGATTTACTCTCCTTCAAATCACTTTTCAAATCTTTGACGAAGCTATTAACAAAGTCGCGTTTAACTTCATTAATAGAAATGTCACGTTCAATTCTAGAAATTCGGTTCTCAAGTATGATGTTTTGTTGTGTCTTGGTCTGAAATTCCTTCCAGACCCATCCTACAAGAGCACCTACAGCGGTCAAAAGAGCGATAACGGTTGCAATATCAATAACCATTTTCAATCTCCTATTAAAGACCTCCTTGTCTTTATTTAGAAGTTACATCTGAATCAGATTTGCACCTTTTCTGAAGAATGCGATATATGATTTTTCACGAGCAGCGTTAGCAGCACCTGACGTTGAATAGTCGGGAACTTGTCTATCGTTAGTCAAAGGTGTTACGAACTGAGGAGCAACAATAAATCTTGATGCCGCACGATTCGCATCGATTCGAACAACAATTTGATTTCGTTGTCCTTTACCAGCAGCAGGAATAGTTATTCCTCGAAGTCCATTTGTCCAGTTTCCACCGTTGTTTCCAGTATCTTTGAAGAAATAAACAAGGTCTGCTTTGCCAGGAGTTTTAACAACAAGACTAAATCTGTTTCGTTCCGCACACTGAATGAACAATGTTAAGTTCGTGTCCATAATTCTGTCGTAGTTTTCACCTGTGATCCAGAATACGTGGTGATCTCCTGCATCGGCTCTATTTCCTGAAACTGGTTGATAAACCATGCTGAAGGTGTCGCCCTCAGCCATCATCACATCACCTTCGATATGTTCAGCGTAAACAGTTCCTCTGAAATAACCATCGTTAGCTTCGATACGACCTTTGAAATAACCTTCATTAGCTTCAACACGTCCTCGAACAGTTACGTTATTAAACGTTGCTTGTCCGTTTTTGTTAATCATCCAACCAGCAGTTGAACCATTCCATGTGTCGGAGTTAATCTGATTACCGATTTTCGCGTTATCGATAGAACCGTTAACAATCTTGGCTCCTGTGATACTTGCGTTTTGAATCTTCGCATCGTTAATACTTGCGTTTGCAATCTTCGCGTTATTAATCGACGCATCAGCAATTTTCGCAGATCCGATAGAAGCATCACGAATCATTGCATCTTGCAGATAAACCTTGTTGTTATGCACCATGAAAGGAGGAACAGCATTAGGACGAGTGTTATTATTTGTAATAGCAATCTTATCAGCGTTAAAGATAATGCTTGAGGACTTAGTACCGTTCGGGTCGTTAGTCGCCAACATGCTAATACCTGCAACAACACCATCAGCGTTAGTCTGAACAGCCCATTTACTGTTAATCGTTCCAGTAACACGGTCGATTTCAGCTTTTGATTGTTGACTTACAGTTGCAACTTTCGAATCAGTTTCAGCGCGAACTTGTTTGATAGATTCGGCAGTAGCTTGACGATCATTAGCCTGAGTTTTTTCAACTTCGGTTATTTTCGCGTTTGTCTTTGTGAACTTATCGTTATAATCCGCTTGAACACTTTTAATAGCCTGACTAATAGCACCATCACGTTCGTTTGTTACGGTTGTATGCAGAGTTTCAATTTTTGAATTCATGTTTTTGTCAGCTTGCGCTAACGTGTCTTTTTGAGATTGAACAACTGTTTTATCAGTATATTCTTTCGCAAGTGCGTATGAATCATCAATTGATTCTTGCAGTTTCTTATCAAGATTCAGCAAGTCTTCCAACTGAGCAATATCTTGGTCATTCCAATCAACTTGCCATTTCATATCAACAAAAATAGGCTGTGACCAGATTGCATCTTCTGTTCCGAAAACGTCATACCATGCGGCACGCGCATAATAAGTACCGTCTTTCAGATTGAAGTTATCCAAGAACTGACTTGAACTCTGAAAACTTTCAACGATATCAGTGAAGTTCTGATCGTTTGCAACTTGAACAGCAGTTCCAGCGTAGTCTGGAATATTGTTTTCTAATGGGTCTTCCCATGAACACATCAGTAATCCAGGACCAGACAAAGCTTGGAAGCCTTTAATCGCTGGAGCTTGATTGTTTCGAACTTTCAACTGAACAGCAGGAGATTTCATTCCACCATGACCTACAGCGGTGATTTTGAAAGTAATCTCACGACTCAGACCATTTGCTTGGTTCATTCTGAAATCATAGATGAAACTCAGGTCTTTAGTTCTGTACGAAACAGTTTTCTTACCAGTGATTTCAATCAGATAATATTGAAATACTTCGCTGAAAGTCTGCTGTGTATTGTTAACAGTGAATTTCCGAGCGCTCTGGTCGTCCCAGGCGAATTCAAACTGATTAGCAGTAGTGGTCGTTGCATTTTCAACAGCGTTCACTAGGCGCAATCCTGTTACGCTTGGTAAGTCATAACCGATTTCAGGATTAGTATCACGCAGATAAACCCAATCAGACGTATAGAACACACCAGCCGAACAAACTCTGATATCGTATTTCTGAGTGATGTCCATGTTCATAATCATGAACCAGAAACTTGACGTGAAGCCCGCTTGATACCACTGATCAGTTCCAGAAACTGCATACTGAACGTAGAAACCTGAACGGTTATAATCCTCGTCACAATTCCACTCAACTTTGAAAGTTCTTCCGATAGCAGTTTCAGCCACACTTGATACTTTCAGATCACGAGGTGGAATCAGATATCCTTCGTTAGGAATATTTGAACCGTTGTTATTCGGGTCTTTCGCGTAGTCAAGATTTGTATAGACTTCTTCGATATACTCAGTTGCCGTAATCGTGATTTGACCAGACGAACCTTTTTCCATTGAACGTGAGATATTCTGAACACGCCATAATGAATCTGTCAGATTCAGTTCTTTCATGTTAACCCTGATAACGTCCCAGATCTGAACGGTATAAGCGTCTGACGTTGAGAAACTGATTGTTTGTTTCAACAGTGATTTGTTACGTTCGATTGAACCAAGAATATCAAGTTGCTCTTTCGATTTCACAAAGTTGTATTTCACGTCTTTCGCGATAATACGTTTATCTTTAGCAATCGTTGCATCATTCACAGTATCAGAAGGATATCTAAGAACAGTCGGAGAATAATCAGCTTCTGGATTCAGATAAGTTAAGTTCAGAGTGTTGTAATAATTTTCAGAACCACCAGATGATAACGAAACAGTTCCAGCAGTGATTGTGTTTTCATCAAAGTCATAAGCAACAATATCAGGTCCGTCAATCTTACAAGTCATTTTGCCAAACGATGGAAATACCAATGCGTTGAACGACTGAGCCATCTGGAGAATATTCTCTTTGAACGAAGCGTTCGGATCAGGAGCACCATCAGAGAACATGTTATTAGCCAGAGCATAATCAGCGGCGTATTTGAAAGAATCAAGATTCACTAAGTCAAGAGGAATTCCCAGACCGTAACGTTCATTAGTAATATAATCCAGTAACTGACTTGGACCATTTCTTGAAGCTGTTCTTCGTCCTGTAGGCAGATCGTTAACTAATAGACCATTAACATCAACTGCTACTTGACTGTTAGGCTGAAGGATATCAGCTTGGTTTTGCAGATCTTTGTTACGTTTGCGCATAACAACACAGACAGCAGAAACGTTATTACCAGTTGCAGTATCAGGCCAGCCAAGATCTGGATCTTTACCGATGTATTTTTGAGCAAGACTGAAAACGTGACCATTTGGAGAACCAACTGAGAATTCAACTTCAACAAAGTTTCTGTATTCTTCGCGAATATTGCCTTTGCTTACGATTCCATCTCTGTATTCTGAATCAGTCAGAATTTTTTTATTATCCATGTACAGGTTTCTGAAACAGTCGATTTGTCCTTCACTGACTGCAAAAATCTGAACAAGATAAGTTGTGTCTTTACCAACAGATTTCCAAACGTTGATTGTTCCTGAACGAGTTGAACCATACAAAGCAGGAATAACAGTTGTCGGATCAGATGTCGTTCCTAATGTCGTTGCGGTGTCTGTGCTATCTATTCGAGGAACGTTCTGTTGAGTCGCCATATAACTTGTTAAGCCTGACAGAGCAGCAACAGCAATACCAATACCGATGGAAATAGCGAGAGAAGCACCCGCGACGTATGCAGCAGCAGCAGCAGAAGCACCCGCGATAATTGCACCAATAGCAATAACAGCCATTATTTTCTCCTATTATAAATTAATTCATAATCGACGTCTTTTATATTCATTACTTGATAGACATCATCATGAACCGTGATTACTTTTTCGTTAATAACAATACTTGCTGAATAATAGATACGTCTGCCGTGTTTCTGTTTGATAAGAATAACTGAGCCTGTTTCAATCGTTTCTGATTGCTCAAGATGTTTTTCACACGCTTCGAGAACGTTATTGAATCCTACAAGTTTTTTACAAAGTCTTAGACCTTCAACGATATCGCTGTATTGGTCTTTCATTTTCGAAACATAGTCTGTTCCGTAAAGCATATCGATATAATCAGCAACCAGAATATTGCAGTCGTTTTGACCGAACTGGTGTTTCTTGTTGATATATCGATTTAATAATTTTGATAAGTCAGATTGGAATTTGAACATATTTCACCTCTGACTTTATTTAGAACCAAAAAAAGGACTCACGAGGAGTCCTTTTTAACCAATATACTGATTATTCTTCTGAACCAGTTGAAGTCTTATCGACAATACCAGAAGCAACTGGACCACCATCAACACTCAGAGTCATTTGCTGTGCAGTAACTTCGGTCTCACCACCTGAACGAGTTGCAGAAGCCAAGAATCCGTTGTAAACAGTCGCAACACCAACTTCACGACCAGCATCCATCCAATAGACAATCTTGAACTGACCACGTTTGCCATCTTCTGCAAGCTGGAAAAGCTGATCATGAATAGAGCCTGGAATATAGTTAACGGTTAAGTCGATATCAGGAACAGAGCCACGACCTAGCAGTTTACGACTATATTTGTGAGTATAGTTAGGAGCAGTAATTACTTCACGCTCGATACCAGTCTGAGGGAATGCACCAGTTTCAGGAATTTCAACAAAGTCCTGAGAATTGATATCAGAGTTGGTGATATCAGAGTTGTAATAAACGCTAACGTATGAGCCAGCGAAAATATCTTTTTGCATTTTAATTTCCTTTATTAATTAATAACAACTATATTTAGATATGGAATTTTTATTAGAAAAATTTATAAACGTGACCCGTAGATATTACCGAGTTTTGTCCAAGTTGGAGCAGAACCATATAGTGCTGCACCTGCTGCACCACCGGGATAATTTGTAATTTTACCACCGTCATTAGTGCCAGAAGCACCAGGACGTCCTACGTCACCGCCAGCCCCGCCAGTAGTTCCGTAACGAGTTTTTGGTGGAGTTGCACCAGGCGCTGTCAATGTAGCTGCATAACCGTCTTTTGAATCTCGACCTCCAGCTATACCAGCCGGACCAAATGGACGACCACCAGAACCGGCAGATACCATATTCTGTCCCGGACGTGCGCCACCTCCACCACCGCCTCCACCACATATTGCTCCGTTGTTTTCGATGCGAAGTTTTGTTCCGATACTGTTCAGAATACAAGGTCCGCCAGCTTGACCCGAAGTCTGGCCATTACTAATACCAGCTCCTCCTCGACCGTAAATTGTCGCGTTAACTCGAAGCGTTACATATGCATTTGGAAGATTTGATGGAAATTCTAAACAAGGAACTCCCGTATTCTGGGCAACCAGATCACCAGAAATGACAACGACTGCTGGAGTTGCACCCAAAGCACGAAGTTTATTAATCAGGTCGTTTCGGTCATAGTTGTGATTGGCACCCAACGTGATTGTAATTTCTTTTGATTGTCCGGCCATCTGTGACATCCAGAAAGGAACACTGATGCGTAATGCAGCACCAGCTTCTTTCATCCAACGCTGCCCAGTTTCCTGAGCAGCAGATTCACCAATCCAACCAGGAGCATTAACTACTGCCATTATTTTTCTCCCTCAAGTTTTTTCAGTCGAGCCGAAAGTTCGTTGATTGCGTTGATTAACAAAGCGTTAACACCAGCGGAAGAAACATTCAGAATATCATTGTTTTCTATTACAGCTTCAGGAAGAACTTTCTGGAGTTCTTGAGCGATAACACCAGCTTCTGTTGATGAATATTCAGAATCGGTTAATGATTTCTTCTTGTCATAGACATAACCAGTAAGTTTAGAAACTTTATCAACTGCGTTTTCAATCGTTCTGAAATTCTTTTTCAGTCTTTCGTCTGAACGAATATAAACGTTGTTAAAGTTGCCGTTTCCTTCACCGTAGACATCTCTGTTGAAATAAATGTCATTCTGACGAAGAAGAATTGTCGTGTTCCATACATAGTTATGGAAAGTCACCGTGTTATCAGAACCACCACAACCGACATAGAATGCGTTAACACCGGCTCTTGTTCCGTGAAGATAAATCGCCTGATTAGCAGCGCTTGAGTTTATTCTAACCGCGGCACCATTCGCGTTTGATAGAACTTGCCCGTTAGATGTCATTCTAGGAACAGTCACTCCGCCGCCCACTGTAACATCACCATTAAATGATATAACATGAGAGTTGTTAGGACGTTCTTCGAAATATGCAATGTAAGACGATTCGCCTGAAATTTCCAAACGACCACCTCTTGATGCATCACCAGCATGAAATATTCTCATATTTCTTGGGTTTGCACCCGCTTTGTTAAAGTTAATCGAACCGTTGTTAGGAACTGTAACACCACCGTTTGCTTGAATCGTGTTTTCAAATTCGTGACGACCACCATTACAGCGATAATGAATAACTTTATCTGCACCTGCGTAGATAACGCCTTTCTCTGTTCCATTACTTGTCTGTAACCAAAAATGACTGTTTCCGTCACCTCTTGAATAAATTGATCCGTTTCTAGCAATAATCGCAGGACCTGTTACATCTTTATCAAAATATGCATGACCAGTTGTGAATTGTCCAACACGTTGACTATTAGAAACAACTTCAAGAACACCGTCGCTGACTTGTCTGAATCCTGTATCGTTGTCACCGATTGCAATAGAGTTATTACCCAGTCCCGAAACGCCTGTATATCCTACAGCAAGAGCTGGATCACCATAAGAAAAGTTTCTCGTCCATGCAGTCCAAGGACCGTTACTATAAAACGCTCTCTGATAACTTCGTCCGGTGTTATATACTCGATAAATCTGAATAATACCCGCTGCCTGATAAACTTCTAATGATCCTGCGTTATTTTCGGGATAATTCAGCGCTGCGGACGTATTTACGTTTGCGTCTTGATAATAGAATCCTGGCTCCCTTACATCGTTTAACTGTCTATTAGCACCCAAACTTTGCTTGAACGTCGGTTTCGTATCCAAGAATCCCTTGATTTGTTCAAGAAGATATCCATTTTTAAATCCCGAAGGATGTGATCCGCCAGAAAATGCAAGATTCAAGTTACCGTCATTAGCAACAAACGTTGTTCCGTTTCTGCGATAAATTACGTCAATGTCAGCGCGAGGAGACCTAACACTAGTATCGGATGCGAATGTTCCTTTTGTGCTAACGTCACCCGTTCGGGCATTAATAACTACAGTTCTTTTCCCGTCTCCGAGATCGGAGCGAATTCCTACTCCATACCATGATTTGATGTCAACGTTGCATGTTTCCCATGTCGAACCGTCACCGTTACCTGGATAGATACCGTTCGTTTTGGTGTTTCCGGATGAATTCACAGAAACACCCTGATTCGCTGTTAACAGACCTGTCATTGTGTCACCAGCTTTATTAACTTTACCATTTACAGCAGCGTTAACGTTATTCAAAGCATCAGTTGCTTTTTTATCAGCAGCAGTGGCTTTATCAGATACTGGTTTAATCTGTCCATCAACATAGTCTTTACGAGTTAAAGCGCCTGCCGATGTGCTTTGTACAGAACGAACCAAAACACGGTCAACTTGCAGTGTTCCCGCAGTATCAAGAACCATCTGTTGATTATCGCTTGAAATATCCGGTCTAAAGAAAATTCCTCGCTTAGGAGCACCGATAACCAAATCGTTATCAGCGTTTGAACGAATCTCAGTTTGTTTCAATTTAAGAATCGTATCACCAGGAGTTGCAATAGTAAGATTTCCGGTCATTGTGTCGCCAGCTTTGCTTACTTTATTTTTTGCAAGTTCGGTATTTCCATCGCCTAATGAATCAATTCTTGCGTTAATTTCAGTTTTTGCAGTATTAAGATTGTCTGTAGCTTTTTTATCGTTAGCGTCAATCTTTGTATTCAGAGTTTTATTAACACTGTCAACTTTATCAGAAACTTTCTTAACTTCTGAATCAACATAGTCTTTACGAGTAGCGTTTGATTTCTTACTAGGAGAAGCAGGGAGATCGATTGTCCCGTCACCGTTTAGAATAAACGTGTTCTTAGTGTCACTTGCTGAACCGTTCTTTACCGTGATTCCTAAAGAGCCTGAACCGTCTGTTTGTTTAGGAGCTTTGATAGTAGCTTTCTCTTTATCGAATTCGTCAAAAAATCGAATTGCAGATTCATCGGAACTTTTCAGAGTAGCGTTTTCGGTGTTTGTTTCTTTTGCTGTTACTTTGCCTGTGAAAGTCTGACCGCCTTCGACGATAGCATCTGCACCGTTTGCAATATTAACGATAGAAGTTCCCACTTTCGTGAAAACTTTCTTATCAGTTAAGTTAATAGCGATTTCACCTTCTTCAAGTTTTGCAGGATCAGGCTTACGTCCTGCAACTTTTGTTCTATAGTGTTTGACTTTATTATTAGCCATTTCAGTCTCCAGTTGATTAACAACTTCCGTGTTATCAGAATTCTCCTGCGTCGAGGATTTCACCTAATGCAACGCAATTAATATCAATCGGTTTCGGTTTGTTGCTCGGTGAATAGACTTCTGCACCTTTGACTTTTACCGAATCAGAATTGATTACTGTTGTATTTAGAGTTTTAATTGTTGCAGTTGTAGCGGAGATTTCTTTAACAGTCAGTTTATTATTAATCGTAAGTGAACCTGTGATTGTCCCACCTTCGATAGACAATGCACCGATTTCTTTCGTTGTTGGCTTTTCAGATTCTGTATAGACTTTTATCCACTTGCTTTGTTTAATCGAACCATCAGGATTAAACTGTTTGTTTCTTACTCTCAGAGCTGAATCACCGACAGACGTTCCGATCAGTTCCCAACCTTGTCCAGTTGGATGCTGAATAGCCATAGAAGCTGTATCTTGAGAGAATGGGTTTCCAGTGTTATCAGCATCAACAGTTATCCATCTGTTACCGGATAATTTACCAAAATCACCCACACCCGGAATATCTTCTGTTCCTGCACCAACACCGAATTCACCAAGATATAGAGGACGTCCGAATTCTGCATAACCAGTTGTTAATTTACCTTCAGGACTTAGAGTAAAGGTTTTAACAACAGCAGAGTTATCACCGCCTGATACTTGTTTTTTTGTAACGTAAGTGTCGAAGATATGATATAAACCAGCATGAGAACGTTCGGCATATTCATCTTCGTCAACAACGTAAAGCGCTCGTAAACGAACTACGGACTTATTCAACAAAGCATCTTCAAGAGTTTGAACAAATTCATCATCCGTTTCATAGACGGCAATATTAACATCGTCAATTTGAACATCACTTGAAAGTTTATTCGTAAAATCTTCTCTGTAATCTTCCATTTGGACTACAGCTTTTTTAATTCCGATTTGAGGAAAAGAAGCAATAGACCCAGCTTCGATATATCCAGGATCGTAATAGCTCGGATTCTCAACATCGGTTGTTTTGTTAACGGCAACTTTTACGTAATTGCCAAGAAACATATCTTTTTGTTTCATAGATCCTCACATGAAATATTCGAGAGTTAAAACAACTTGAGCACTTACGTTACCGTCGGAACTTTCATTTGAATAACTTGTGAAACTCGAACTTGGGTAAATTTTATTGATTTTAAATTCTCTCAGATAAGCAGAGTCGGGACTCAGAGTAACAATTTTATAAACTGCTTCATGAACACCAGTTTCATTAATCTCCGAGAAAACATCAAATGTGATATTTAAAACACAAGCAAGTTTCGAATTAAGACCAATTCGAGTATATTCTTCTTGCATCTCAGGAATGATAACTTGAACTTCTTTTTTAACTCCTGTCGTGAAAGCGTCTTGAACGTATTTGATATTTTGACTTTGAAGATATTTCTCTAAAGAGCGTTTAATACCGAGTCTTGGCATATTAGACATATTTACTTCCTTCGTCGTTTGTTAATGATAGATATCCATCGACTAAACCAGAGCCGTCCCTGACGACATAAGCAACTCGATACGTATTATCAAAAAGTTCTACAATGTCATCCTGTGTGATCCAGAGAGCGTCGGTCGTTATGTATAAAGTTTCACTGACTTGACCGTTTTCGTTTAGAATCTGAGTTTCTACGATAGCAAGTCTTTCAGTTTGATTAATCGTAACTTTCTGACCAAATCGAGTCAGAAAAGCTTTTTTCTGTTTTTCTGTGTATGGGAAAATCATGATGTCTCCTTTTTATTTTATTTAGTTCAGAAACGAAAAAAGGGACCCCTTTCGGAGTCCCTTGAGTTAATCAATTAAGATTAAGCAGATGCTTTCTGAGCAGCTTTAACTTCTGCTGGAGTACCTTTTTCGTAAAGGAACAGACGATCATCAGCACAAACTTTCCAGTCGATGTCAGCCCAAACACGTGGAACAACAGCACCTTTGTTACGGTAAGTTGTGTCGTCCAGGTCAAGTGCAAGACCTTCCCACTCAGCAACAGTAACAGCGGAGAAGTCACCAGCGATAACCTGACCATCTTTCACCAGACCGGATCCGATAACGTCCTGTCCACCGATTTTGTTCATGTCGTCGATGATATAACCAGCAACGTTTGCATCACGCAGAGTGGTTTTCAGATCACCTTCAAGAGCAGCAGAAATCAGATATTTGAAAACGTCCATTGAAACGCCGTTGCCTTTAGCTTTTGCAGCTTCAACGATGAATTCTTTGTAGGTCATTCCCATTTTCTGAGCGACTAACTGAGCAACGATTGACTCAGGAGCTTTAGAATCGGTAATAGAACCGAACATCAGACCTTCCAGTTTAGCGCGTGAGTGCTTAACGATGTGATCAGAGATGAAGCTTCCCAGATTAGGCATAGTCAGCAGAGCTTGACGAGAAATCGGGTTACCACCAGTAAATGTCTTAGGCATGAACTGAATGTTGGTGAAAGTGCTTTCACCTTCTGGAGATTCACCGTTTTCGTCAACGAAACCGAATGCTTCAACAGAGGATTTAGTCTGCTTAGGAACAGAAATCGGAGTAGTCAGACCAGTCAGGAAGTTCATTCCCAGCTTATCAGCTACGGTATCTTTCAGAAGCATTTCAACGAATGAATCATAACGCTGAACTTCTTGTTGTACGCTTGATACAGTAGAAACAGTGTTAATAGCGCGTTTCTGAGACAGAGCATTAACTGGCAGATAGATACCGGTTGAAACGTTCTGACCACGTTGCAGACGCTTACGAGTCATTTCCTGAGTATATTCAGCAGCAGCACCGCGAACAGCTTTACCAGCCATCATAGAGCGAACAGCATCACCAAGGTCAAATTTATTTTCCAGATTTACTTTAGTATCTTTAGTCATTTTACGAATCACCGTAGGAGCTTTGTTAGGTTTAATAGAGCGTTTAAATGCGCGAGCGGTCATGCCTTTAGCAATTGCTTTTGCAACATCTTTCTGCGGAACTTTATAGCGTTCTGCTACTTCCAGAATTTCTTCTGTTTCTTCTTCGCGTTCTTCTTCTGTCAGTTCATCAAGAGCAGGAACAGCTTCAGGAGAATCGTCAGTTGCATTTACAGCATCATCACCAGCGTTTTCAGCTTCAACTTTGTCTTCTTCAAGAATTTCTTCGCGTTTAGCACGAGCTTCATCAGTCAGAGATTCGATTTCGTCGATAGACATATCAGTCAGTTCTTCAATCGCCATTTCAACGATGTCTTCTGCGGTCATTTCTTCAAAACGTTTCATTCGTTTATTTCCTTTATTTGTTAAATTAGATTTTTCGCGAATCTTTACTTCGCTTTTGTTACTTGTATTTAGAAGTCTTCCCAAACCAACGGAATCGTCAGCAGGAACAGTTACAAACGAAATCTCATAAGGAGACCACAGAGTCACCATAAGATTTTCACCTTGAAGTTCATATTCGTTCAGGTCATAACCGAAAGAGATTTTAGAAATCGTACCTTCTTTGACTTTCTCACGAACTTCATTTGCCAATTCGCCAAATTTGCTGAATTGGACTTTTGCACGACCGATACGGTCTGCATCGATTCGAACAGAACCAGGAATTACTTTACCGAGATGATTATCGAAATTATGGTTAAACAGCAAAGCAGCACCGTTATTAATTCGAATCAGGTCAGCATTATGAGGACCCTCGTGAACTAGAATTTCATTAACAGTAATTGGATATCCGTTTTCATCTTCAATCTGACGCTCAACAGGAGTTTCAGAACTGAATGCAATTTCAAAAATACCATCGGTTTCAGTAACGTCGGAAACTGTGTATTCACGTTTTAGACGTAGCATTTTTATCCTCAATTAATAGAGACTCCGAAGAGTCTCTTTTGATTACGAAAGTATTTAGTATTATTCCGAGGTGTTATCCGAATTAATTTCAGCAACTTCTATTTGTGCTTCGCCAGCCAATTCAGCAGGCGCAGAAGCCACTTTAATTTGGTTATCGTATTTAGGCACATATCTTGTTCTCTCTTGTTCAATCTGACTGAACACGCTTTCTGGATCTTCACTACGACTAATAATAACGTCAGCAGCAGATTTAAATCCGTTCTCAACGTCCATAACATCTTTCTGAGTATCTTTAAGTGGGTCGATAGATTCCCATTTAGGGAATGTCCAAGTGATTTGAAGCATCACGGAATTAACACCAGTCATACGAATTGGTAATTCTTCGTTCAGAATCATCCATTGTAACCAGCGTTCAAAAATAGCTTCAAAAACTTGCTCTTTCAGATTTCGTTGAACAGACTTAAACATTACACGTTGAGCTTGATCACCGAAGCGAGCAGCAGAATAGTTAATGTTACTGGTATCACCTTTCCAACCTTGCTTATAGAAACCGTATCCCATAGACAGATGGTCTTCTAAGCGTTCTGTGAAGTTTAAGAAATCATCACCGCCCTGAGTTGAGCTAAATTGCTTAATATCATAACCAGCAGGCAATTTGTTAATCGTACCAGCTTCGAATTCTTGAATAATATCAGGCTCAACATAATCGCCTTCGTTATCTTCAAGACCAAGATCCAAGTTTTCTTGTGAGTCTTTATCTTGAGTGATGAAGCCCATAGAACTTGCAGCAGCACGTTTTTGCACCAGAGTTGAGAAAGTAAACGCGTTATATTGATTCATCGTGTCAATATTCGCTACAGCCTCTGGAATGCCTCTGCGTTGATCCGGGAATAATTCTCTGTAATAGTGAATAATCTCGTTCGCAGGAACAGAATATGAACCGCCTTTCTCTGTTTGGGTCATTGCATCAATTTCAGAGAACCAATAACGAATAGGACAATCGTCTTGGTCGTATTCAATACCATCTAAGATATAACCGTCTTCCGTTTGCTCTCTATCACCGAATTTACAACGAGCAGATTCGATAATGCTAATTTTAAAATCAACAGGAGTTTCGTGAATCTGAATGAAAACTTCACCGTCGATAAAACGCGAACGTTCGACCAGTTCTTGAAAACGACGCCAGTTAATACGTCCGTTTTTGCTGAATTTCTTAGGCTTGCTTGACCACATTTTAAAGTGATCATCAATCAGAGTATTCAGTTGAACGTTAGGTTTTCCTTTAGCTGTCAAAAGACGAGGCTGAGGATTAATACCTTCACCGATAACGTTGTCAACTTGATACTGAACAGCACGTTTACCCATAGGTGTGTTAATGCTGATAGTTCGAGACATCGCACGAAGATTATCACCGCTTGTTCTGATATCGTTGTTAATCGTTGCAGTTCGAATCAGGTTCTGTTGAAAATCATCATCAAGACGAGAAGTTACAGGACCAATCATTCTCTTCAGGTCATTACCAAAAGCTTGACTGTTATCAACGACCAGTTTTTTATGTTTTACACGTTTTACTAGTTTCTGTTTATTACGAAACCATGTCATTGGATTCCAATTCATGATGGATTTTTAAACCTCGCTTTAATCGTAACGATAGGAGATTTTCCTTTCGCTTCGTTTTCAGCTTGAACAATAGAATTAAGCTGAGATAAAAATTTCTTACGAGCATTCAGCAGAGAATCAAGAGTTTCATAAACGAAAGATTTTCCGTTAATACTCATTTGCTGAATTGCTTCTTCATTAGAAGTCAGACGATATTGAATAACTTTGTCTAGGTCGTTAATCATTTCTCGAAGCTGTTGTTTCTTTGATTTTTCGTTAAACGGCGATTTAACTTTAATTAACTCATTAGACAGCAAGGAGCCATCTTCAAAAATAACAATAGAGAAAACACCTTCAATGAATTCAGAAGAATCAACCCCGATATTTTCGGGGCAATTTTCTTGTTCGAAAAGAACAGTTTCTTTAGAGCCAATTTGAACAGATGCACCTTGAGGATTAGTTAATTCCAGTTTTTCACCGATGAAAATTTCTTTCATGGGATATCCTCTCTGTAATATTCTTTATTTAGTTAAGCCATCCACGCTTAGTTTTATTCTGACGACGAACAGGAGGACGAGCCTTAACACGCTGTGGCTTGTTTTCTTGTTCTTCTTTATGTTCGTATTCAACATCGTCAATAACTTCAGGAGCATCGTCCTGTTCGTTTTTGGCTATCTCTTTTGCTTGCATCTTGCGCCATTCAT